TATTGTTCAATCTATTGGCGAACTTCATCAAGCTTTATGGAAAAAAAGAGGTCGTATTGCCCTAGATGTATCTATTGGTGCAGTGCCGAGTGCTTTTGATAACGCACAGGCAATATTAAATGCTTTGGCTTCATCATATAATATTCCAGGCACTATTGGCGAAAAAATAAATTCTGCTGGGGCAGCTGGCAACCCTTGGACAGACACAGCCAATTACCCTGCTGGCAGTAAGGGGGCGTTATTGAAACAAGCAGCTGATGACGCATTTGCAGCGAAAGTTAAACCATAATGTAGTACAATAAACACAAGGAGCATATTTATATGAAAATCGCAGAAAAAATTTGGCGAACAATAAATTTCAAAATCACTGAGATAGATGACGAAAACCGTACTTTTATGGCGGTAGCGTCAGATGATACTACCGATAGACACGGTGAAAGTATCAAACAAGACGGCTGGGACTTGGACAACTTTGTTAAAAACCCTGTTGTACCTTGGGGACACGATTACTACAATCCCCCTGTGGCAAAAGCCATAGAAGTTGGATTAAAAGACGGCAAGCTTATGTTCAAGCCAAAGTTTGCTACTGTTGAAGAACTTTCAAGCGATCCACAAAACCCTAGCGAGTGGGCAAAATTTGTAGATACCGTATACCGTATGTATAAAGGTGGTTACTTGCGAGCGTTTTCAGTTGGCTTTATACCAAAAGAAATGGAAGGCGATACATTCATAAAACAAGAGCTTTTGGAAGTATCTGCCGTTACCGTACCAAGCAACCCGAACGCCTTGGCACTTGCTTATAAAGAGGGTGTTATAGACGAAGCGGAACGTAAATTACTAATTAAGACCTATGAAAGTCAAATCAAAAGCTTGACAGACTTGGGTAAGATGAAGAATAATAGCGAACAGGAGTATGATATGGAACAAGTAAAAACTCTAATTGAAGAAGCCGTAACTGAGCTAAAAGAAGCCCAAGCTACTGCAATTAAAGAACTTGAAGACAAGTTTGAGCAGAAAATGACAGACGTTGTTGCCGAACTTGAAACAAAATTTGTCGTCAAGGACGTTGAAGATGATACCGACAATTCCGATGAGGAAGCTGACCCTGCCGAAGCTGGCGAAAAACCAGATAACGCAGATGAGGAAGCTGACGATGACGATGACAGTCGGGAAGTAGACGCAGAGGAAGCAGAGAAATTATTGTCTGAATACACTGCAAAAGAAATTGATAAGCAATTAGGAAAGGTAGATTAAATACTATGACACTCGCAGAAATTAAAGAAAAAGCAGCTGAGGCTGCAAAAGCTGCACTAGAAGCTAAGACCGCAGAAGAACGCCAAAAGATTTTTGACGATGCTTTTGCAAGTGCAGACCACAACAAGAAAGATAGCAAGCTTGTTGCTGGTAAATTCATTAAAGCTTTGGTACTTGGTGATCAGGCTACACTTAAAGATTTGAGTGTTGGCACTGACGCTAACGGTGGTTACCTAACACCACTAGAATTCGCTGGCGTACTTGTAGAAAAGCTTTACAAGCTCCCAGTAATTCGCCCATATTCAACTCGTTTTCCTATGACTAGCGACAAGCTAGAAGTTAGCACTGAGGCTTCAACTCCTAGTGTGAACTGGACAAACGAACTTGCAACGATTACGCAGTCTGACCCTACATTCGGACAGGTCGTACTGCAAGCTAACGAGCTTATCGGTATTAGCCGAATGAGCCGTCAGTTGATCGCAGACGCAGACGTTAATGTTGGAATTGTTGATTGGGTTATCTCACGCTTTGCAGAAGCAATTGGTCGTGCAGAGGACGCAGCTTTTATGGCTGGTACTGGTACTGGTCAGCCTGCTGGTATTCGTGGTACAGCTGGTGTTGGTTCAGTCGCACAGGCAGGTGCAAACCTTGCTGGCGATGACATCATCAACCTTTACTACACACTACCAATTCAATACCGCAACAACGCTGTATTCTTAATGCACGATACACGAGCCCAGCTTGTTCGTAAGCTAAAAGACAGCTCAGGTCGCTACCTATGGGCAGATACCTTTGAGGGCAACGGTCTTTTGGCAAGCGGTAGCAACCCTACCTTGCTAGGTCGTCCAGTGCTTATTCAGAACGACATTCCTACTAACCTTGGTGCTGGTACGAACGAGTCCGAAATTTGGTTTGGTGACTTGTCATTCTACGCTATCGGAGACCGAGAGCAAGTGTTTAGCGAAGTTTCAACCCAAGAGGGTACGAGCTTTGAGAAGCACCGTGCAGCTGTCAAAGTTGGCGAAAGAATTGACGGTAAGGTTACACAAGCAGAAGCGTTTGCGAAGCTTACAGCCGTAAAATAGCCAATTAGAGGGGGTGTAAAAGCCCCCTCGCAAAGTTAAATAGTAACGAAAGGAACAACGACAATGGCACAGCCAAAATTAGTAACATTAGTTTGCACCGAGCCAGCAATCCCATACGTGGTAGGCGATATTTTCTCTGTTGAAGAAGAAGTTGCAAAAAAGCTTCTTAGCAAAGATTACAAAGGTGCTTTGCGTGTTCGTCTATACGATGAAAAGAAAGACGCAGAACTTCTTGCTGAACAACGTGGTAAAACCGCAGACGTTGAAGAAGCAGAGGAAAAATAACCCCTATGTAAATAAAGCTCCGTACTAGAAATGGTGCGGAGTTTTTAATTTGGTGTAAAATAAGATTATGGCATACCCCAGAATAGACAATTTGAAAACACAACTACGCATAACAGATAGTGCCGAAGATGAAGTATTGCAACTCTGTCTTGATCAGGCGATTGAATGGGTAGAAGATTTTACAGGTCGTAACTTTTCAGGTACAGCGATAAGCGTTGTCAATGAAGAATACGATATGGACAGTATTACGCAGACCACAGATGGTACAGTTATTCAGCTTAAACAAATGGACATTGTGAACATTGACAGTGTTGAGCTGGGCGGTGTAGCACTTAACGCAGATGATTATAAATGGACACCAGAGGGGCGATTGGTTATATTTGGTCGCATTTTTGATGTAGCTCGCAGGGCGTATAACGATTATCAATATGTAAACGTATCTTACGATTACGGTGCAACAACTTATAAGACAATAGAGGGTGCAATTCTTATGCTGGCTATGAGTTTTTGGAATGACCGATTGGCTATGGCAAACACCACAGCGTCAGACGGTTCAAGCACTGGCTCATCTAGCGACACTCTTAAATCTGAAAGAGTTGGCGAGGTATCAAAGAATTATGGCGGTGGCAATTCTAGTGCTTCAAAGGGTGCAGAAAACCTTGCAGTAGTAGGCGAAAAATCAACAGGCACGATCAACTCTATAAGTAGAATGCTTAACTCCTACCGCAAACGGAGGTTGTAATGGCATTTTCTAAACTGTTACAGCACGAAGTAAACATTTACAGGCTTACTAGCGGTGTTGGCGTACAAAAGACGTATCAACTGGTAGCTGGTAATGTGAAAGCGTTTGTACAGCCCCTGACAGCCGAGCAGAATGCTTTACACGGTCTTGCTATGGGTAAGGGGTTCAAATGTTTTATTGACCCGATAGGTGCACAAGCTGGCGATAAGGTCGTATTTACGGCTGCGAACGAAGAATACCGAGTGCAAGGCGTTGAAGAATACGCATTTACACAAGTTAAAAACCCCCACGAAATGTTAATAATGGTGCAGGAAGATAGCTAAATGCAAGTAGCAATTGAGATAAAAGGGCTTGACAAACTTGTAAAAGATTTTAATACAGCCCCCAAAGAAGTAAAAAATGAGTTGAACACAGCTATAAAATTTGCTGGTGTTCGTATTCAGCGTGAAGCAAAGATTGAAGCACCAGTTTTGACAGGTAATTTGCGTAGTCAAATACGTTTTACTAACCGAAACAACGGTACTGGCGTAGTCGGATCGTATGCTAAATACTCAATTTATGTACACGAGGGTACGAGATACCAGCGTAGCAATCCATTTATGGAACGTGCAATTGAGCAAAGTAAGCCAGACCTTGATATTATATTTAATAATGCAGTACGAAATATCGGTAGGCATTTAGCGAAAGGTAGATAATGGGACATTTAGCGACACTATCACGCGAGATTAAAACTCTTTTAGAGGGTTTACAGATTACAGGCAACGATATTTTTGTTGATGTCTTGGAACGTGCAGCTAACAAGTTTAACGGATTTCCGAGTGCAACTATAATTCCAGGCGAAACTGGCTCAGATTATGCCACTGTACGCCAAAATGAGCGTGTTTATGTATTCTATATTTACATTTATTTGAGTGCAGAAGTGCCTGACGGTGGCGATAACAGCCCACAATGGGACAATATACGAGATATTATTGATGTAGTTTTGGACGGACTGGACAATTCAGATGACTTAAATAACAATTGTGCATTTTTACGTCCAGTGCCTATGCAACCATTTGAAACTTCTACCTCTGGTAGTGGTGCAGTTTTGGTCGCTCCGATAAGATTAGAATGTGTAAAGACTATTGACTTAGCGTAAATGATGTATAATAAGCAGAGAGGTATATATGGCAGATAAGAAACAAACCAAACCACTTCACGAAAAAGCCGTTTTCTTGGTACATTTAGATAGCGGTAAGGTAGTATCTGTTACTGCCACATCGTTAAAAGAAGCTGTTGAGCTTGCAAAACAATTAGATAAGGAGTTTGAAAATGCCTGAATTTAGTGGACGCAAAATAAGCGTTGGTATTGGTAAAGAAACAACTAGGGGTACTGCCGTAGCTCCTAGCTATTGGGTTAAACATCTTGATATTGATTTTCAAAACAAGATTGAAAAGATTTTTAACGAAAGTGCTATTGGCGTATTAGACAAATACTCACAAGCCGAAATTGTTAAGGAATGGGCAGAGGGCAAAATTGAGGGCAAGGTTACAGATAAGACATTTGGACTTATTCTTGCTTCATTATTTGGTGCAGCTCCGTCATCTGTACAGCGTGGTGCTACTGGCGTGTATGATCATACTTACGCACAATCACAATCAAACACTGGATTATCGCTTACAATTGCCCGAAAAGACGCAAACAGCGATAAGCGATATGC